ATCAAACGCTACATATAATACATTTACGACTAGGGCAATTCCATTAACAGGCGGAAATATAAATGCAGGGTCTGCATCTATTAGGTTAGATTTTGATTCAATGACTACAGGTGGCGGAGTAGCACATAATAATTTACCTCCATATATATCTGTAAATATGTGGGAACGTATTAGTTAATCGGGAGAATTAAATGAAAGCTAATTTAGAAAATATTAAAAGTACAGTCATAGAAAATTTTAAAACCTATAAGAAGCCTATAATCTTAGGCATCTTATTTTTTCTTTTTTCCATTAGTTTTGGCGGGTTTGTTACATATAAGATTATGCAATCTCAAATAGATGCTGCATATGAAAAAATTGATGAACTTAAATCAGCAGTATCTGATGCAGAAGTTGCTGCTGAAGTACGTCTTGTTAAACAAGCTGTAGAAGAACTTAAGAAAAATAAACCTGTAACTGAAAGAGTTGTTAGTAATAACCAAACAGAAATTCGTTATGTAGAAAAAGAATCTCCAGAAGATGCTGATGTTGATATTCAAGATCAAGCACCTGTTGCTAGAATTAAATATAATGACCAAACTTATGATGTACCAATGCAAACAACAACATCTCACACTACAGATAAAGATGGTACAGTTAAAGTTAATCAAGCTCATGAATTATCTATAGATGTAACTAAGATCGCTGATCGTCAAATTGCAGCATATCAATTATCTATGGAAGATAAACAACGTGAATTAAACGAAGAACTTAAACACGTTAAACATCAAAACAAAACTTTGAAAATCGTTGGTGGTGCTGCAGCATTAGCTGGTACTGCATACCTTATAAATAAAGCTACTAAGTAAATTTTAACATATGAATAGTAACTTTTTTATTTATAAGGTGGTGATTAGTCCAAATGCTCTCAGAAGTACATGAAATCTTTCAAAGTTTGGCAAGATTAATAAATGATTTTGGTCCATTTGTTTTTGGTCTAGTCGCTTTTCTTCTCATTATTGTACTTCTTATTATACTTTTAATTTATTTAGCTAAGGCTATAGGTAATAACAATAACAACAATTCCTCAGATGATGAATCTGATAGAATTAGACGTCTAGAAGATAAAATAGATAGACTGAGTAATTCTGATGATAAAGCTCAAAAAGATAAAAGTATAATTGAAATATTCTTAAGACTTAGCGATAGCCTTAAACACAACGTAAAAGAAATTTTAGATGAAGTAAATGCAGACAGAGTTGAGTTCTATCTCTTCCATAATGGCACACACTCTCTAAATAATATTCCATTCTTAAAGGCATCTTGCATCTCTGAAGTGGATAAAGCTGGTGTATCTAAATATCATCTAATTAAAAAGCATAAGGATATTCCTATTGGATTGATGGATGATATAATAGTTAATCTCTTAAAGAAGCACACCTTTGTTATATATAAGAATGAAAACAAAATTGACGCTATCATTTCAAAGTTATTCTTTGATGAGCAAGATAAGACTTGTATCTTTAGTGGTATATTTGAATATGGTGATGGTGAACTCTTAGGATTCATTGTAGCTGAATATGATAATGTAGAAAAATTTGAAGATCATGATTTAGCATATAAACTTGAAAAGATGGCTAAAGCATCTAGACAAACATCATCTGCGATGTTGGCTATCTCTGCATTAAAACAATAAGGAGGATATAGTAGTGGCAAAACCGGATATACTACGACGTCTGAAAAATATTAATGAAGACTCTATTATTGACGAAATAATCGCATTCTCTGGTACCGATGGCTATAAAGTCAAAGGTACTGGGATTGATTATAATAACTTATCTAATATCGTTGCTAATAATAAGAACGTATTAGATCACTTGAGTAATAATAAGATTCACGTTACTCAAAAAGAAAAAGAAACAATTATCCAAGCTAAAACAGCTATTGATGGTCATATTGCAGATGATAGTATCCACGTATCTGCAGTAGATAAAGCATCTTGGGATAATAAAGAAACCAAAGAGGGTGCACAACAAAAAGTAAATATTGCATTCTCTGTAGCTAGTCGTCATATTGCAGATAAACAAATGCATGTATCTGCAGGTGATCGTCTTAGCTGGAATAATAAATATACTAAAGAAGAGATCGATAATAAGTTCTCTCAATTAGAGTATGATAATATCTGGAAAGAATCTGTAGAGACTTTCGTAGAGATTATGTCTAAATATCCATCTCCTCAAAAGGGTTGGACTGTAACTTGTAATGAAGACAATATTACTTATCGTTATGATGGTAATGATTGGATTCCTATCTCTGCTAACTCTATTCCATTAGCTACTGTAGCAGTAGATGGTAAGATGGCTAAAGAAGATAAAGCTAAGCTTGATACTATTGAACCTAATGCTAACCATTACGTTCATCCTGATACATCTAGTATCAGACACGTAACTGATAGAGAGAAGACATTCTGGAATGCTAAAGCAGAAGACAGAATTGCTACTTATCAGTATAATGGTCTATTATCTAAAGAAGATAAATATAAATTGGACTCTATTGAAGCTGGTGCAACTAACTTTAGTATGCCAGATCATATTGATCCAATGCTTGTTAAACAAGATGAAGAGCATCGTTTTATTACAGATAAAGAACGTGCTGACTGGTCTAATAAAGCTAGTCGTAATATTGCAACAGAAACTCTTGATGGTATCATGAGTCATTATGATAAGATTAAAATGAATACTATTGAGACTAATGCTAACTATTACGTTCATCCAGAGACACATGAACCTTCAGTTATTGCTCAAGATCCAACTCATCGTTTTGTAACTGATGAACAAATCTTAGCATGGAATAACAAAGCTACAGGTGTACCTGCGACGAGTGAAACAGCTGGTCTATTATCTAAAGAAGATAAAGCTAAATTAGACTCTATCGAAGAAGGGGCTAATGCTTATCGTTTACCAGCTACTTTACCTCCATCTATCATTGCACAAGATCCTAATAATAGATTTATTACTGACCAAGAACGTGAACAACTTTCTCTTAAGAAAGATATGTCTGCATTCTTAGTTGGTACAGGTATCTTTAATGGCACAGATGGTACAATCATTAGACATGAATTTGGTAATACTTCTTTTGCTGTAGCAATCACTCCAACTGTAAATCCTAACGGTGGTCTAGGTGAAGTTTGGGTTAAGAAAACTAATACATTAGTTATCGTATATTGCTCTGGTGCTGGTAAGAATATTGAATTCGACTACACTCTAACTTACTATAACTAAAAAAATAAACCCCATAGGAGTTGAACTCCTATGGGGATATTTTATCGTTCGAATGGATCTATACCGGAATTATTATTTGTAACTGTTGTAGCTTTAATACGTTGCTTCATTGCATTGTCCATGGTAGTTATAGAATCATTAAAGAATTCTTTATTAACGTAAACTACAAAGTTAGATAAGGTATGCTCAACTGGTCTTCTAGTAGTTAATGACATATTTGTCCAGTCTATATCATATAAGTATTCTTCTCCATGATTAAATATCTTGAAGTCTAAGAATACTGATGGAGAGATATATGCTTTATTGCAAGCACTAATAACTCTCATGATATTAATATCCTTTTCGAATATTTCTTTGAAGTTAATAGTCAATGGTTTAGACTTATCTTCTTCTTCATATGGTACATTAATAAATTGATCCCAGGCTTTCTCATTAGTAGCTGGGATATTAGAGAAGTTAACCATATAAGTTCTACTTTCACCTTCAAGATTGAATCGTAAGAATTCACTTTGATGCATAGTGAAGTAACAGAATATCTTAGGAGCTGGGAATCTCATCTCAGCACTAAACTCAATGTAGTAATTAGAACTTACTTGGTTTTGTCTTTCACCATCATCAATATTAATATCAGGTACTCTAAGATGTACATACATATTTGAAGCACGTAAGAAGAATTCACATTTAGAGTTCATATTACGTAGTTTATAGATGAATGGAACTTCAGAGTGTCTATTTAAGTATGCTAAGAATTTAAATGGTTCTTTGATAAGCTTATTATCATAGTCTACTTCAAATCCAACTTTCTCAGCTAAATCAAATAGCATATCATATGGTACATGTACATCCATATCAGTATAGTATCCACTAGTTGCACCAATCTTATAAGCCATCTTTAAGTATCTTACTAAGTCTAGTTGTTTAGCTTTAGTATTTACCTTGATCTTAATTTGGAATTGGAATAGTAATTGGTCAAAAGATACTGCAAGATAGAGATCATTAGTTAAGTCTTTAAAGAATGTATCCCTATAGTTAAACGTTCTAGCATAGTAGTTTAAGTCATGTAGACCAATATCTATACCTTCACGATTATAATCAATATCAATATTAGGGATAATAGCAATAGCTGGTTTACCACGTTTAATAAGTTCACGTTCATTAATCTTAGCAAACTCATCGAATAAGTGTTTACCATCTATATATACGGTTTTAAAGTAAGATTTATCAAACTTACTGAGTATCCAGTTCTTAAAGAACTCTACAGCTACAGAATAAGCATGACTTGTGCTAGGAACACATAGATTCTTTAGTAGCTGTTTATCAATCTTACTACCGATCTCTACATCTACCCAATCATCCATATTTAATACACGTTCATGCTCACCGAATAATTCGGTTTTATCAACTTTATCGTTATTTTCAATTAGTTTATTATCGGTGATTCGAGACCCATGTCCAGGATCATCACCTAGAGTTTCCTCTACTAGTATAGGTACATTACCTTTTTCATCAGCTGATACTGGAGCTGGGATGTAATAGTTTTTTCTCAAGTATTTCACCCCTTTTTTATAAAAAAATATTATCATAATGTTGAGGAAGGCTATTAAAGCCTTCCTCATTTAGTACACTATGATTATTATCTAGATAGAATAGTAGAGCGGTCCATTAAACATTCACCTCCTCTACTATTATTGCGAACTTAGTCAGAGAACCATTTATATTCTCTATCATAAGTTCAGATTCCAGTTCAGGATCATCTTGATATCCCTCATCTGGAATCAGTCGATACGTAATTTGTTCATCCTCATCAATGGATGAATCTAATACGGTGAATGGTCGTATCATTCCATTCACCGTATTTATGAGTAGTTGGGCTGACTTGTTAGCCCTGATACCATTTGGTGGTCTATCAAAGATAAAGTTCCACCTCTGATTGCATATGATCATATTATATCATCCTCCTTCGTGGTTATAATATATAACCAGAGGATAATACTATTTCAATGCTTGTAATTTACGGATATTATCTAACTCAGCTTCACTATAGGCATCACGACCTACATAGATAAGACTGTTTAGATTTACGTAAGTATCTTTGAAATGGTTAACTGCAGAGTTAAACTTACCATCATTACGAGATATCATCATAGCATTTCGAGGATTTAGAACTTTAGAAGCTCTACGTTCGAATTCTTTATTGATAATATACATAATATTCATACAGTCACCATCAAAGTCTGCACCTAACATCTTAAGGATTTGTAATGGTACAGACATTGTAAAATCATCTTCATTAACGTCAACACAATACATTTGTAACAATGACCCATGGTTAATAGATGGGTTACGATTGATAATGAATGCAATGCCACGTTCTTTAGAGTTAATGATATTCTTGATGATATTTAAGATGAATGGATCTTTAACGATCTGAGATTTGAACCAACGCTTATACGCTTCAGTATAAGTTAGACTTAGAGACTTAACTAAGAAGTTGATAATAGTTTGCTCTAAGAGAATAACTAAAGCTACATAAGGCAGTCTAATCTCATCAATACGTAAAGTTTCATCTGGTTTGATTACATCACGTGCAGTAAAGTTATATCGTCCAGCCATTACTGAACGGATAGCACCTTTCTTACCACGCATGTCATTAAGAATAACCTTATAGACTTCTTCCATACTCATTTGGATATCATATAAGATATCATTCTTAGTTTTTACTCGACGATATACTTCCATAGATTCATCATTAACGAAGCATACGTTACGAGCAATATTATTATACCACTTATTATTCTTAGTAAATGTAAATTGATCACCAACTACATTAACCATACGTAAGAATAATGTATATACCGGAATACTATGAGTTAAGATCTTTTCACGATTCTTCATTAAGTGGTTATATAGATCAACCTTTTTAGGATTACTCTTAGTCTTATTATGGTAGAATGCTAGAATCTCATCAAGACGTTCAGCAAACTCCATCATACCAATACCTACGAAAGGTTGGTCTTCTTTGACTGGTTTATTATCTTCAACAAACCCATCTTCATTAGCTTCTTTATCATATTTGATAATAGCATTTAGCTTCTTAGAGCCAATAAAGCTTTTGAGAACTTCAAATAGATTTGGATGGATTACATAGTATTTATCACTTAATACAATCCAACCAAAGATACCAAAATCATCATCTACATATTTAACTTTCTCATGACATGTAGGACATTCTTCACCGTTATACAATGCCCCTCTGAGATGACCACATTTACATCTATAACGATCTTTAAATGCATCCTGGTCTAAGATAGATGCACCATACTTACTGGAGAAGATAGACGCATCTGATTTGATATCTTTCTTAATAGCCTGGGAATCTCTAATAAAGAAGTCCCGACCATACACAATACCACGTTCACGTTCTTTATCAAGATCCAATATTTCTAACCGAGTTTGGAATTCATACTCAGTATCAATTGGTTGTGTAGTTCTTATATTCAGTTCCATATCATTTATCTCCAGAGTTTCTTAATAGCAGTAGCAAATGTTTTGCTATACGGTACACCTAAACGTTTTGCAAGATCACTAGGAGTTTCGCCGATCTCCTTAGCAATCTTATCTAAAGCATCTTCACGAGTAGATTTTGATACTGTATCTAATTTAAGTACATTACCAATCATTTCAACACACTCATCAATTGTAAGAGTACGACCTACAACAATATCTTTGAGTGATTTGTTTTCAAACATAAATTCACAGAAGTAGATATACCAATTAGTCTTCTTATTCAACATATTAGGACTAGTGGTAGTTTTACTTCTAGCATTAAATATAATATCCACAATACTCTTAACTGGAAGTTTAAGAGATTCATGGATATCAGCTAATAGAACTCCATCTTCATAGAGTTTCAAGACTTGTTCATTAATAGTTGCCATTAATTATTTCCTCCTTTCATATATTCATCTATATAATATTTAGTCATAAGAGATTTTAATTCATCTTCAGTACAACCAAGTTTAGATAGGATAGCATCATGATCGCCACGATATTCAATGATGACTTTAATCTTATTTAAGTCTTCAATGAAGTCTGGATCTACAGCAGATAATGCATTGATTATTGATTGGATATTAGCTCGACCTTTAGCACGAGTAATATATGTATTATCTCCACACATTGTAGGATAAATACACTTACGGTTTTCTTCTAATGTAAGATCTTCTATAGATTTACCAATAAGTAAAGATGCAAAGATATTATGATTGATATAGAATTGAACTTTTCTAGGAAGTTTCAAACGTAAGTTAATTTCTCTAAGAGTCAAACGACCTTCACTGATAAGACGCATAATCTTAGTGAAAGGAATTTGATCAGATTTAAGAATATTATAATCACTATATAGACGTTTAGCATATCTAGGAGATACATTAAGTTTACTATACACATCTGTAGGATTATTAGTTTCAGTTAAGATAGCTAATGCTTTATTGAGCAACTCAACTTCTTCAGGATTCTTTAAGAAGTTACAAGCATGTTTAGAGATAACTGTATAAGGTACTTCACGATTGCTAATCTTACGATTCTCGATAGTGGAACGTCTGATTTTAAACTTTTCACAAGCAGAACGTAAAGCCTTATGATTATACCCATACTCATTTGCAATATCTTTTAACTTACGACGTTTATTAACGTATTCATCAGTAAGCCATTCAATAAATCTGCTATTAGATTTATCTACAGTCTCATTCAATTCTAATGAAACAAATTGATTACGGAAGTATAGCTCTAAAGTACTATAAGATGTAATCTCTGGATACTTACTCATGATGCGGAAGATATTGAGACCATCATTGAATAATTTAATCCAGTTTTTGCTGCTAGTATACTTACCTTCAATTACTTCACGTTTGTGGAGAATTGAATATAAGCGTTGATAAGTTTT